TTTAGAAGGTAATGAAGCAGTTATCAACAGACAATCAACATTACAATACTCTGGTTTATTAAGTCAAATAAATCAACAAGGTGGTGGTCGTCCTATTATGGTTCAATCAGCAATGGATTCAAGATTGGTTGAGGCACTGGCAAAACAAAAATCAGAACCAATTAGAGCGTATGTTGTTGAACAAGACATCACCAAGGCTCAAGGAATAAACAGAAGGTTAGAACAATTAGCATCGTTTTAATTACAACAAATATTTATAACTAATGGCATTAAGAATTATTGATTTAGATATTGACGAATCCCTATCAGCAGATACAAGAGTATCGGAAATTGGTTGGGTATTACAACCAGCAATAGAAACAGAGTTGATGTTTTTTTCCAACGATAGAATGGACGAAGCATCACTTAAAAAGGTAAAAGATTATATCTTGGAATATCAACCAGGTATGTTACCAGGTTATGTGAATTATGCTACTGGTGATACCAAAGATGATATGTTAATTAAACCTGTGTTGTTTGTTGAAAGACAAGCAGGTGAATCTGCTGATGAATATATTAGTAGATGTGTTGCTTATCACATCAACAACGAAGGTATGGAGTCAGACCAAGCATACGCTATCTGTAAATCAAAGAGTGAAAACTTTTATAAAGGACAAAAAATATCATTTGACTATGATGATACATTATCAACTGCTCGTGGTATGGGATTGGCTCTACACGAGAAATTTATGGGTGCCGAGTTATACATTATTTCTGCTAGAAATAATAAACAGAGTATGTTAGAAACTGCTGATAGGCTTGGAATACCACACAATAGAGTATTCGCTACAGGTTCTAATTTAGCAAAGATACAAAAGGTTAAAGACCTTAACATATCAAAACATTACGACAATAACGAAGATGTTATTCAACAACTTGGTAATAGAGGTATTCAATTTAGTTGTTCTTGTTTGGACGATATAAGTAACACAGGACAAGAAATCTTTGCCATAATGGAAAAGTATAGCCTGATAGGTTTTATTGATGGTAACCCCGTATTTTCAACTCCTAATGAGGCAGAAATCTATGGTGAATCACTTGGTTGTAATGGACATCATAAACATATTGATGAAAATGGTAATGAGGTTTATATGGCTTGTGATGTTCACCCTAAAAAAGTTGAAGGTGAAATGTCTTTTGTATCAATTACAGATTATCCTCAATACATTACCGATACTGCTATTAGAGCAAAGAATTGGGTAGATGAAAATGGATATGGTAGTTGTATGACTCCTGTTGGAAAATCAAGATTGAACCAACTTGCTAATAGAGAACCAGTATCATTAGACACCTTGAAAAGAATGAAAGCATTCGGTTCAAGACATAAGAAAGATTGGGAAAGTTCAAAGTCATTTGAAGATAATTGTGGTTATCTTGCTCTTGCTTCTTGGGGATTTGAACCATCAACTTATGATGATGTTATAAAGCACCAAAATCAGATACACCAAACAAAAACCCCAAAGGTGAAGGTAGTGCCAAAGGTGATGCCTCAACAACAAGAGGTGCTGAAGTATCTAAAAGAGTTGAAGAAACATTACAAAATAAGAGTGATGACTTTAATGAAAAATACAAAGACAAACTTGGTTATGGTGTAAATCTTGGTATGTTAAAATCAGTTTATCAAAGAGGAGTTGGAGCCTATAACACATCACATTCACCAGCAGTTAAGTCAGCAGAACAATGGGCTCTTGCTCGTGTGAATGCGTTCTTATACTTGGTTAAAAATGGTAGACCTGAAAATCCAAAATATAATACTGACTATGATTTATTACCAACTAAACACCCAAAAAGAGAAGAATTATCTACAGAGTTTTCATTAGAAGAATATTCTTTTGAGGAACTTGAAACGGTAAAGATGTTAAAGTTTTTATCTGAAACAGATTATGAAAAGTTTGAGGCAATTGTTGGTTCAATGCGTGGAGCAACAGAACAAGAAATCTACAAAAGAAATCACAAGTCACCAACAATATATTTCAAGTATGAACGAGTATTATCAGGAGCACCTGATAGAGAATTCTGTTCATCAATAGAAAACAGATACTTTCGTAGATTAGAAATTGATTTATTAAGGGATACAAATGTAGAGTTTGGACACGAAGGTCAAGCATACTCAAAGTGGTTGTATAAGGGAGGACCAAATTGTGTTCACGCTTGGAAGAAATACTTATTCCAAAACAAATCAAAATCAGATGAAGGGTTCGCAGAAGGTAAGGCAGGTATGCCACCAAAGTCAATGCCGAATAATGGATACTACTCACCAGAAACAAAAAGAAAATCAGAGGTTGCTTATATCGTATCCCAACAGAATATGTCTAAACAAATGTTTAAGGCAGACGATGAACAACGAATGATTTATACTCCACTTATGTTACCAAACATTCTTATTCCAAGAATTGAAAATGATGAAACATATTTCGTAAGATTTAAACCAGAAGTAATTGAAAAGATTAGAAATAAGTTTATGATTGAGGGTAGGTTAAGAGCCTCAAACCTTGAACATAGTGACCAAAAGTTTAACGATATTGTTATGGTTGAATCGTGGATTGTTACTGGTCCAATGGACAAAGTATATCAATTAGGATTTACAGAACAACAAGTTCCATTTGGTTCTTGGATTGGTGGTTATAAGATATTAGATACAGAAGAAGGTGATATGATTTGGAATGATTATATTAAGTCAGGAAAAGTTAAAGGTGCCAGTGTGGAGGGTGAGTTCTTATTAAAGTTCTACAAACAAGATTTTACAAAAGAAGACATTATACTTGAGGATATTATTAAGATATTGAATCAAGTAAAATAGTTGTGGTTTTATATCACAACAAAACAAAAGTATATTTATTATACATAAACAATAAATTTAAATAATTTAAATTATGAACGCAAAACAAGCAATTGATAAAATCGCTGAATTGTTAAAATTTACATTCAAGGCTGAAAAGTTTTATTCAACAAAACTAATAGATGGAACTGAAGTAACTAATAATCTAGATGAAGATTTTAAAATTGGTCAAGTATTATATGTAGTAGGGGATTCAACTCTTACACCAGCACCGGCTGGCTCACATATAACTCGTGAAAATCTTAAGGTAACCGTTGATATTGAATCAGTGATTATCGCAATTGAATCAGGTGATACCATCGCAGAAGATGCTATGGAAATGACTGAAGCAAGAGATGCTCAAGGACAACTTTTAGAATCTACTACTTTTGATGTTGGTGAAATGGTTTATCAAATTATGGAAAATGGTTCAAAAGAACCAGCACCAAATGGTGAACACCAAGTTGTATTAAAAGACGAATCTGGTAATGAAAATAAAATTAGAATTCAAGTTAAAGATGGTATCATCACAGAACGCTCAAATGTTGAAGAAATGGCAGCAGTAGGAAACCCTGAATCAGGAATTACTGAAGAGCCAGCATCAGGAGTTGAACGCGAAAACGATGGACTAGACAGATTATTAGGATTACTAGGTCCAATGATTGAGGAAATGACGAAAATGAAATCGGAAATGGAATCAATGAAAGGAAAAATGAGTGCTGATTTATTAGCATTAAAAAATGATTTCAATAGTTTTAAGAAATCACCAGAAAAGTTTTCTGTAATTGAAAAGAAAACTATGACTGAAACTTTTGAAGATTATAAGTTAGAACTTATTAAATCATTAAGAAAATAAACAATAAAAAAAACAAAAATTAATAAACATTATGGAAAAGAAAAAGTTTTCATTCAATTACGATTTAACAAACCTTCCTACATATAACTCATATGGTTCGGATATGTTAATCAAGGCAATTTTAGGATTAACATTACCTAAATATGCTACAATCAGACCTAACTTAAAAGGAACAACTGAAAAAGTAGGTTTTGTAACAAACGATGTTATCTTACAGGATTTATCTTGTGGATTTGACCCAACAGGTGATACAGTTCAGAACTTGGTTACCGTTGACTTATGTAATAAAAAAGTGAATCAACAATTATGTCCTTACTCACTTTACGATACATACTTGAGTCAGTCATTAACTAATGCTAACTTTCAAGAAAGTGTTCCATTTGAAGAAGTAATCTTAACAGATATTTCAAATAGAATTGCTAATCAAGTAGAAAAACAATTATGGAATAACACTACTACAACTGGTGGAACTTATGGTTCGGCTTGTTTCGCTGGTGTTGGTCAATTAATTACATCAGGTAATGGTGCTACTCAAATCGCTTACACTGCTTCAACAGCATCAAACGGTTTAGATGTATTTTCTGCTATCTACCAAAGCATTCCTGCGAATGTATTACACAGAGACGATTTAGTTATCTTCTGTTCTTACGCTAACTACAGAGCACTTGTTGCTTCTATGAGAAATAGTTCATTCGTGAATTTATTTACATTAGATAGTGCTGGTTCTACTAGTGGTGAAGAATGGTCATTAATGTTACCAGGTTCAAATGTAAGAGTAATTCCTACAGTTGGTCTTGATGGTGTTAATGCTTATTACGCAGGACCTGCTGGCTATTATATGGTTGGTATGAACAGCGAAATTATGACCGTTAAATCTATCTATGACCCATTTGAAGACATCGTTAAAATTCAAGCGCATGTTACTTATGGTTTAGGTATTTTTGATGTGGCATCTTTCTGTCTTTGTAAGTAATCAATAGTGTCGTAAGGCACATAAAAAAATAAAATTAAAATAAAAATATATTATGGCATCTTGTTATATTCAAACCGGATACACTTTAGATTGTAGAACAAGTTCTACAGGTGGTTTAAAAACTGCTTGGTTCTTGGGAGGAGTTGGAAGTGAAATCACTGGTTATACTACATCAAATGGAATGGTAACTGCTATTGGTGGAACTGGAACTTGGTTTCAATTCCAATTACCAAAGCAATCTGCTTCATTAACAGAAAACTTGGGTGTAAATACTACATCACAGTCGGTAACATTCCAACCTGAATTGGTTCTGAACTTACCGAAATTAGACACAACATTACGAGATGTTGTGGTGGATTTAGTTTCACAAAACGAAGTATATGCTTTAGTAGAAGACAACAACAACCGTTACTGGTTAGTGTTCCTTGATAATGGAGGAATTGTTTCTGCTAGTTCATTACAAACTGGTATGGCTTACACAGATTTAAATGGAGCATCTGCTCTTACTATTTCTGGTGGTGAACCTACATCAATTAGAGAAGTAGATGTAACTACTACTATCGCAGCGGTATTCACTGCGGGTGGTTTTACATTCCAATCTTAATAATTAAACTTAAAGGGGGAGTTAAATGCTCCCCTTTTATTAGCCAAAAAAAAGTATTATATGATTAAATGGGGAGGTAAAAATTGGAGACCTGGTAGTCCTGCTAAAAGACAACCAATCAATCAATCTATTGAAGAATTGATGAAACCTTTGGGTGAAAAACTACATAAGGGTAATGTGTGGCAAGTAATAATGAATGTCCCACAAGAAGAACCTATTGTTCCAAGTCCTACACCAACAAATACAAATACTCCAACTCCTAGTATTACACCCACTACTACTGTAACTCCAACGAATACATTAACACCGACACCTACTGTTACTCCAACAAATACTCCAACACCAAGTTCTACACCATTACCAAGTGGAACAACTGAAGCAAATGCTTATTTATCTGCTGTTGTTGCTGCTGGTGGTAGTGTTGATGCTACACAATCTGCTGCTACAAGAACATTATTTACATCATTAGTTAGTAATGGGTTATATGATAAGATTATAACTATGTATCCATATATTGGGGGTGTTGCTGCTTCTTGTTTAATTGAAGCAAAATTACAAACACAATATAATATGACTTATAATGGTGGTTGGACTTTTAACGCATCAGGTGCTACACCTAATGGAACATCAGGTTGGGCAACAAATAATATGTTTGCTAATACAGGTGTAACATTAAACGATAATAGTAT